CTGGAACCCTGAAAAGGAGAACTATTACTCCGACCAGAGGATGACGTTCTCGGATGAGTTGCGCAGGAGGTTCAAGTGATGTGGGCAACTGAAGTCATTGAAACTGGCGTTGGCGTTCTACTTGTAAAGGAACACAACGCCATGAGGTATTCTGAAGCCATGAACATGCACAACTATTACATGATGAAGTATGCTGGGAAATACTCAACTTACTTCGTTTGGAGGGATTGCAATGATCTCTAATTTCTTTAACATGGTGCTGGCGGTTACTCTTGTCCTTGCGTCATCTGCAATGGTGTCTTTTATTCTTATCAATATTTTATTGGGCTGTGACAACTGGGATCAAGAGCAATGGACGCAATACAAGTCTTGTATGACAATCGGTTATATAATAGGACTTGACTGATTGCCCAGAAAAGCCTATCATCAAGATATTATCCCTGCCTCTCCCTGACTAAAAGCTCACTGTAAAAAGTGGGCTTTCTTTTTCTTCTAGATTATATTACAGTTGCTTCACAGTTGACCACTGCAAACAAAGGTTCTGAAGGAGATAATCTGGTGTCAGGAAAAGGAAAAAAGGTTCAAGTCCAAAGGCCTATTAACAATGGTCGCAAAGTTGAGCCTGAGAAGTGGGATGGCAGCTTTAAATCTGTAGAGCCTCTCAAGAACCAGAAGCCAGCCCAACACCGCCAAGCCAGACATAAGAAGTGGAACCATCCAGCCACAATCAATTGGATTATGGGGCAAGCTGACCCTGTTGGATTCCTCGCTTCGGTTATGCAAGGCAAGGAAATGTTTCCCGTTTACACTCAAGACCAAGATGGCACAGTCCAGAACATCGGAAAGGTTGGTGCCGATCCAGAGCTGAGAGTTATGGCTGCAAAGACATTGCTCGGCAAATGCGTCCCTGATCTAAAGGCTGTTGAGATAACAGCACAAATTGAAGAGCGAAAGGTGCTTGATATAAGCAGATTAACTGATAATGACCTCACCACAATTGAACGAGTTCTTGAACACGCTGTCATTGAAGGAAGTGAGAGCGGAGAAGATGAGGAGATCTTTGAGGGAGTTCACCAAGAGCTCTTGGCAAGCGATTGAACCAGGACGACCTTTTCAAGACAACTGGCACATAGACGCAATATCAGACCATCTTCAAGCAGTTGTTGAGGGTGATATAAAGCGATTGATAATCAATGTCCCTCCAAGGCATATGAAATCCATCTCGGTTGCTGTGGCCTTGCCTGCGTGGGCTTGGACTGTCCAGCCAACTAAACAATTCTTGTATGCGTCTTATGCAGGGTCTCTTTCTATTCGTGACTCGGTTAAGTGTCGGAGGCTGATTGACAGTCGTTGGTATCAGAATCACTTCGGAGAGACATTCAAGCTGACAGGTGACCAGAACCAGAAGCAAAGATTCGAGAATGACAAGACAGGCTATCGGATAGCAACTTCGGTTGGTGGTGCTTTGACAGGGGATGGTGGTGACATCGTTGTAATTGATGACCCACACAATTCAATTGAGGCCGACAGCTCTGCAGTGCGTGAAGGAGTTCTTGAGTGGTGGGATCAGTCTATGCAGACTCGTCTGAACAATCCCAAGACAGGTGCATTCATTATCATTATGCAGAGGCTGCATGAGCAAGACTTAACAGGACACATCCTATCTAATGAGCTTGGGGATGAGTGGGATCACCTAATGCTCCCAGCCAGATATGAGATTGGCCATCCTACTCCGATGCGTTCCAGCCTAAACTTCACAGACCCAAGAACAAAAGAGGGTGAGTTGCTTTGGCCAGATCGGATTGACGAAGGCACACTGACAACTCTTGAAAGGTCTCTCGGCAGTTATGCTTCCGCTGGACAACTACAACAGCGACCAATGCCCAAAGGTGGTGGTATCTTAAAAGCTGAGTGGTGGGTGCCATGGGACAAGCATGAGTTGCCAGACATTGAATATGTCCTGCAGAGTTGGGACACAGCCTTCAGCACCAAAGAGAAATCATCTTATTCGGCTCGGACAACTTGGGGTGTCTTTAAGATGAATGGCCAGATAAATGCGATGGTCTTAGAGATGTGGTTTGATCGTGTTAGCTATCCTGAGCTGAGAAAGCTCGCACAAGAGGCCTATAATGATTGGGAGCCAGATGCGGTTCTCATCGAGAAGAAGGCTTCTGGCCAGTCTTTGTTGCAAGATTTACGCATGGCAGGTGTCCCAGTTCTTGAGTATATGCCTGACCGAGACAAGCAAGCTCGTGCTCATGCAAGCTCTGCTCTTTTGGAAGACGGAAGAATTTTCTTTCCATCTGACAAGAAGTGGGCTAAAGATTTAATTGATATCTGTGCAGCCTTCCCTGCAACCGACAATGATGACATTGTTGACACATGTACACAGGCATGGTTAAGGCTTCGCAAAGGCTGGTTCGTTACACACTCGAATGATTTTGACGAAGATGATTATGAGGAAAGAAGAAGGATAACATTGTATGGCTAGAGAACCAGTTGTGATTCAACAACCATTGGCTCCCTTTGCGGAGACTGCTCCTGCGGACGATCTGCAAGTTGAAGAGATCGGCGATGATGTTCTCATAGGAGACCCAGAGCTAGACAATATTGAAGAGGAAGACACGAACTTCGGTGCCAACTTGGCAGAGGAAATGTCTGACAAAGAGCTTACCCAAGCAGCTTCCTCTCTAGTTACATATTACAATAATGACCGTGAAGCTCGATCCGAGTGGGAAGAGCGTTACAAAAAAGGCCTGAAGACTCTTGACCCAGATGGTGGCATGGAAGAGTCAGAAGACGAGCGTGCGACTCGTGGCCTGAGCGTTGTCGTTCATCCAATGATCGCAGAGGCTGCAACCCAGTTCAACGCTAAAGCTATTGCAGAGCTATATCCTAGTGGTGGCCCCATTAAGACGGTTATTGTCGGTGATCCGAATGAGGAGCTTGAAGAGCAAGCACGCAGAGTTCGGGAATACATGAACTACCAGATCACGCAGGAGATGCCAGAGTATTTCCCTGACCTTGATCAAATGTTATTCCATCTCCCGTTAGTTGGCCAGACATTCAAGAAGGTGTGGTGGGACACTAACATGGATCGTCAGTGCAGCCAGTTCGTTAAGGCTGAAGACTTCGTTGTCGCACCAGAGAGCAAAGACTTATACACATCGCCACGTTACACCCACATCATCCGTATCCCAAAAAACGATTACAACCGATATGTGCAGTCTGGCTATTACCTTCAGACCGACGATAAAGGTGGCGACATTGATCCTTCGGGAGATGTTATTGGTGAGATCGAGGGTGTTGATCAATATGGCGACGACTCGCAGGATCAGGTAATGACTCTGCTGGAGATGCATGTCTATGACAACTTCGAAGAAGACACAGACGACGATGATGATAATGCAGTCGGCATACCTTATGTTGTAACAGTTGATTATGATAATGAGAAAGTTGTAAGCATTCGCCGCAACTGGCGAGAAGATGACGAGCGCAAGATCCGCAGGGATTGGTTCGTGTCTTATAAATTTCTTCCTGGATTGGGCTTTTATGGCTTTGGATTATATCATCTTATTGGTGGATTGGGTAAAGCGGCAACTGGATCCTTACGAGCTTTGCTTGACAGTGCAGCCTTTAGCAATATGCAAGGTGGCTTTAAGTTAAGAGGCAGAGTCTCAGGTGGAGAGGTTCAAGTAAATCCAGGAGAGTTTGTCGATCTAGACGCAACTGTTGACGATGTCAATAAAGCAATTATGCCACTGCCATTTAAAGAGCCAAGCCAGTCTCTGTTTAATCTGCTTGGCTTTATTGTTCAGGCGGGACAGCGTTTTGCTAGCACTGCTGATTTGAATGTTGGGGATGTGAATCCAAATGCGCCTGTTGGCTCTACAGTGGCGTTGATCGAGCAAGGAAGCAAGGCCTTCTCGGCAATCCATAAGAGGCTGCATTATGCTCAGGGACAGGAGTTTAAGCTCCTCGCAGACTTGAATGCTGAAAACTTGCCTGAACAGTTTACATTTTCGTTGATAGGAAGCAGTTCTGAGATATTCGCTGCTGACTTTAATGATCGCATTGATATCCTCCCAGTTAGTGACCCCAACATATTCAGCTCATCCCAGCGCATTGCTCAGGCCCAAGCTATTTTGCAGATGGCCCAGTCAGCTCCTGAGATGCACGATATGTACGCAGCATACAAGAGAATGTATGAGGCGATTAGAATACCAAACATTGACGAGATACTAAAGAAGCCTGAAGACGCACCGCGCATGGATCCGATTGACGAGAACATGGCGATAATGTATGGCAAGCCTATAAGAGCATTCATTGAACAAGAACATGAATCGCACATAGCAGTTCACATGCAGTTTATTAAAGATCCATCTCTTGGAGGCAATCCAGGAGCCGCAGCAATGCAGCCTATTCTCATTGCCCACATAGCAGAACACGTTGCGTTACTTTACAGAACTCGCATGGAGGCCAGCGTTGGCGTTCCACTTCCCCCAGTTCCAAACTTCGCTGATAAAGACTTTAAGTTTGAGGACATCAATCCAGACCTTGACAGGCTCATTAGCCAGCGTGCTGCGCAAGTTGTTCAAGAAGCTCCGCAGATGAAAGCAATTACTGCTATCCAGCCAGAGGGCCAAGGCCAACAACAGAACCCATTGCAATATGCACAACAACTCGCTCAACTCGAAGCTGAAGCACTCAAACTTAGGACGCAAGCCCAAATCGCTACAGACCAAGCTAAAGCACAGTCCTCAATGGAAATTAAAAAGGCTGAAGCTCAGCAAAAAATGCAAATAGATGCAGCCAAGGCTCAAGCAGACTTGCAATCTAAAGTGATGAAGCTAGAGGCTGAGTTGCAATTAGAGCGAGAGAAGAGTGCGGCTAAAATGCAAATCGAGGCTATGAAAAATGGATGAGATACTGGCATCAATCGGGCCAATCAATCCTTCAGCTTTTAGTGGGGGATCTCAAGGTGCTCCTCAGCAACCGCAACAACCTCCATTCGACGCAAGCCAATACTTAATGCAAAGAATGATGCAATTGAAACAAGGAAAGCTTGGCGCGTTGGGTAATGTTATCGCTGCAATGCCACAGCCCAACGAGATGCAACCCCAGCAAGGAGTGACAGCAGCATGAATTATGGAGCCTTAAAGTCTATTCCTAAGAATACAACTATCGCTGGACAGCCTCACCAACTGAGTTATATCAACCCTCAAGAAGCTGAGTTGCTAAAAAGCAGAGGTGGCGCAGGGATTGATATTAACGGCATCCCAGCTTATTGGACTTTCTCAGATCCAAGCTCTTGGGGTGATGGACAAGGATATACTGGGGACAGTTCTGTCGGCGAAGCTGTTGCAGAAACTGGAGCTGCAATGAGAGATGCAGTTGTAGCAGCAGTCAATACTGGTTTCACAGCAGTCAAAGATACTTACACAGAGATAACAACTGGCGGCGATGCAATAACAGGAACATATAATAAGGATGTCACTGTCCCCACCACCGCTCCAACTGAACTAGAACTCTCTATGGAATCTACCAAAACACAGGCTGAACTTGAAGCTGAGGCATTGGCCGCAGGGCAAGAAATGTATATGTATCAGGGCAATTACTATCAGACAACAACTGAATTCTTTGACGCCTTTGGTAATTCATATTCAACTCAGGCCGAAGCCTCAGCAGCTGACACAAAAGCAGAGCAGCTATCTACAGCTGGCAATGCTGGAGTAGCAGTTGAATATACAAGCACAAACCTGCCAGTCTTTTACGACAATTCTGGATTTGCTCATTCAACTTTGGCTGGAGCTATAAGTGCCAACGAGACAGAGTCTCTTAATACAGCTCTTAATACAGGAACAATGCAAGGCCCATTCAACGAGCAATTAGGACTTACATTCGTTGATTCCAGAGGATTGTTCCACACTTCCCAGTCCGATGCTGACGCAGCGAATGGCGCATATGTGATACAAGACAGCGCAACAAGTGCAGCCTCTTCAGGTTCTGATGAGGTCAGCGACTACATTGACAAATTTGGAATGACTGGATTAGAGGACAGATTCTTAGTTGGCAGAATAAATCCAAACACAGGCCTACCATATAATGCGCGCGATACTGACATGGTTAATCCTTTAGACGCAGACACTATACCTTATTCCCCAGATGGATACTCGGACGCAGAAATACAAATATTAGGTGGCGACCCATACCAGACCACCGAGAACGGTATTGTTCAAACAGACGATGCTTTCCGAGACCCAACAACCGAAGGCGATGGGCAGCATGGCCAGACCTTTACAGACGACGAAGCTGTTGATCTCGCAGTTATTAAAGACGGAGTGGTCGTTGACGATGTCGGCTCTATAGATGCTGCATCTTTCATGGGCAACGACGAGCCTAGAATGCGAGACGTTTATTCAACCAGACCAACTTATGGTGATTTTTACGGTGGACGCTCTGGAGGCATCTGGGACAGATTCAGAGGCAGCTATCTAACAAGATTCGGCCAGCCGACAGAAGGCATTGACGAGATGGTTCGGGTTGTTACAGCGGCAGACGGGAGCAAGCTCTATTACGGTGCTGATGGAGCCTTATTGAATCCTGACTCTGTTGGGGCAATAAGAACAGGCGGAGATCCGACCACTATACAAATTGGCGAGGAGCAGGTCTTGGTTGGCCAGCAAGAAATAGGTGCTGATGGAGCCTTGGCTGGGACAACTTACACTCCTGATTACAATGCAATGTCCGACGAAGAATTATTCAACTATCAATAAGGAGGCTATCATGGCTGAAAACGACCAGAGCGAACAAATCAACAGACTGTTAGCCCAACTCAGAAAAGAAGAAGGGGCTGCAATATCTCAAGGCGAAATGGGTGCCATGCTTGAGCCAGGAGAGGGAGTCTCTGATCAACAAAGGATGGCTGCTAAAAAAGAATTTGACAGTTATATTAGTTCTGGCCAAGGCGAACAAGACTTTAGGAGCTCCTTGGTTAAACAATATCCTAACGAGGCAGAAGCCTTACGCAAAGCAACTAGGAGAGAGCCTGGTGCAGCAGTGTCTAATAGTGAGATGCAGCAATTCATGGAAGAAGAGCTAAACCTTATCACCACAGCTCAAGAAGGCCTAATGCAATTAGATCCTGAAGGGACTCGAGACGTTGTTCAAGGCCTCGAAGTAAGCAAGAAAAGAGTTATGTCTGGTGCTGCGCTTTCCCCCGATGAGTACACAGGCATCTCAGCTATCCTAGAACAGATAGCCAATGCGTTCAAGGGGATGATGGGTGGTGGTGAATCTACAACCAAGACTTACATGGTCGATGGCAGACCAGTAGAGATGACTGAGCGAGAAATGATGGGAGCCAAGAATGCTGGCATCCTAGTACAAGATCCTGAGTCTGCAATTAGAGACATGGAAATGCAACAATAGGAGGCTATCATGGCTGAAGTAAATGTAGAAAACATGGAAGAGAATGCTGAACTCTTTATGGAGAAGATGGGCTTCGCTCATAATGCTGATGGGCTTGATATGTCTGATGATCAGTTGGTAAACTTCTTGCTGTTATGCCACCATATGCAGTTCGGCGTTGGTGAAGACGATTACGAAGAAGAGATGATGGAAGACAGCTCCTCCCACGATGGTTCAGATGTCAAAGTTAAGATTATGAAAGTCGGCAATGGCGAAGACGTTCATGCCATGATGAATAAGATCTTGGGCGGCTGATATGGCAAAACGAGGATTGTATTCTAATATCGCAGATAAGAGAAAGCGCATTGCTGCTGGCTCTGGCGAGAAGATGCGCAAGGTTGGCCAGAAAGGTGCACCAGCTAAAGGTGCATTTAAAGCTGCAGCCAAGACTGCAAAGAAGCCAATAAAGAAAAGGAAAGCATAATGGCTAAAGGTGTAAAGCATTATTTCAAGAACGGCAAAGAGCACAAGGGTGCTACCCACAAGAATGCCAAGGGCAAAGTTATGTCTGGCGCAAAGCACACTGATTCCAGCAAGTTTTTAGTCCACATGAAGGATCTGTCGGCTACAGCTAAGAAGTTTGCTAAAGCCTAATGGCAACCTACAAGGGCAAAAGTGTTAAGCTGAACAGTCCTCGCAGAATAGGCAAGGGTGAAACCAGCTATGGCAAAAAGAAATCGGTTGTATATGTTACCGATGGGGATAAGATAAAGCGTGTAACTTTCGGTGACCCCAACATGCGTATTAAAAAGAATCAAAAAGGCCGCAGGAGCAATTTCAGATCAAGGCATAATTGCGACAATCCTGGCCCTAAAACAAAGGCACGATATTGGTCGTGTAAGGCTTGGTGATGGCAAGAGCAGCAATTAAAAAAGTAGCACAAGCAGAGATCAGAGCCGCAAAGAGCTTCCTCAAGCGTAGGAATATTGATTCGGACGAGATCTCTCCCAAGAAATTCGCACAAGCAGCAAAAGAGCTTGACAAGAGCTTCGTTGAGACTTTAAAGATATTGGCTCGTGAGCTTTCAGGAGGACAAGCCTAATGGCAACTGATCCAAGACCACAATCTTCAACCTCATTTAGAGGTGGCGGTGCTTTAGGAGGAGGTGAAAGTCTTCTTAATTTCGACGAGGGAAAGAAAGCTGCAGCCAAAGCTGAATTCTTCACAGTTACGCCAGAGAGCTCATTCTTAGGAGGTGCGACTTATAGAGACAAGTTGCGTGGTGCGCTCAGATATTTAGGTGCTGACGACAGAGGGATCAATTATGTCCTCGGAGACACTCGTGCTGATAATCTTGTTGACAATGTCGGGCTGATTGACCTTACTCCAGCAGCAATACCTCTTGCTGTCCAAGAAGGCTCAAGAGCCATGAGCCAAGGAAGATATCTTGAAGGCTCTCTTGACTTAGGCTTGTCAGCTTTAGAGATGCTTCCAGGAGCAAAGCTATTAACAAAGCCAGCAGGAGAATTCTTAAAGTCGATCGGCTCTAAAATATCGAGCTTCAAAGACAACTTAGGTGCTTTGAGCGACATAGAGCTAAAAACAAAACGAGATGGATTAATTGAAAAAGCTACAGAAAATAAAACTTCATTCGGAGACGAGATTTACGATTTAGATTCATCTATGACTAAACGGAAAGATGCAAATCGCTGGGAAGAAACAGGGTATCCATCAAACATGAAAGAAGAAGACAAAGCCTTTGTTATTCAAAAAATGATAGAGCGAGCAAATGATCCAG